ATAACCTAATTCACCAAACGCTGCTCCGGTAGTCGGATCAACTTGATTTTCTGCTGCTGCTGCATTTGAACCCATGTATACAATATTTGAAACCCATTTTTGAAAGAATGCATGATTTCTTCCAAGTGCATCTAACATAAAACTAGCTGTTATTTCTGCTGGAATGATATTACCAGCTCGTCTATCAAAAGGTCCAATAGCATTTCTTTTATGGTCAAATGGTGTTACCTGAGCGCCTGGTATATTAATATTATCACAAAAAAACATTAATTGTTGAGCTGCTGTATCTAATCCCTGTGCCCAAGCTCCTCTAGGAAGATCAATAGTTACAAGATATCTATTTGCTCTTGAAAGACCATTCGTTTGTTCAATTGCACCAAGAAAGCTACCAACATTAAACATACCTGGAGATTGACCTGGAGATCCAGGCTGATTATCCATTTGTCCGCTTGTGCTAGATCCTTCTTTTGGTTTATTTAAACCTACACCTTTAGTAAGATTAAATAAATTTTTAGCAAAATTTAATGCCTTAGCCATTCATATCCTCAAACTTTTTATCTATTGCTTTCTTACCAATATAGATAATACCTACCCATATAGTAAATAAAATTCCATCTAAGTATGATAATTCATACCATAAATTTGCTGCATCCATTATTTTCTAACTCCAGTTCTTTTCAATAGTTTCTTTCTTGCTCTTCTTTCAGCTAAAGAGTCCATATGTACTCTATTTATGCCACTCTTTCTAAACCTAGCCAAAGGAAGCATCATAATTGTATCCCAACCTATTGGTGGAACATATAAAAACTGTCCAACTACTCTTTTGTAGTCATATCTCTTCCAGCATGGCAAGAATCCTCTCATGCTCATTCTCTTTTTCATAAATTTATAATCAACTCTGTTAACATTAACTCTTGCTCTTAATGAATTACCAATGTCTTTACCTTGTATGTTATCCATCATAACAAATGGATATAATGAATCCATTAGCTCAGCTCTTTCTTTAAATGGTAGATAATGAAAGTTTAACATACTAAAATAGTTCTTTTCAGAGTTTAAATTCATAACTATACCAACAGGAAACATATCATAATATGGAAGTTTGCTAGCCATTTTAGGCATATACTTAAACATATACATCCTACCTTCCATTAATCTTCTTGTTCTACCTGCTCCAGATAAGATTTGTTGAGGATTAGTAGTCCTTTCTTCTTCTGCCAACTCTCTTAATCTTTCAACTGGATCACCTTGTTCTTTTTGATACAAGTCTTTCATAGACTTGAATTCCATATCAAATTCGTCGCCTACTAAGTTAATTAATTTATCAAAGAAATATGCTGGCACTATCTAACTCCTAGTTCATCTTGTGTCATTATTTGAAACTTCATACCTTTATTCTTACAATATTCCTCTGCTACCTCAAACTTTCTTTGATTTACTGCAAAGGTTCTCATCTCTCTTAAGTATTTTACTGTCTGTCTTTTTGGTTTTTTAGGTGGTACAAGATGTTGTTTTGGCTTAACTTCTATAACTAATTGCTCACCATTATGCTTTTCTACCCAGAAGTCGGGGAAGTATCTATGCATCCTTCTATCTATTGGACTACGATAAGGTATGCAAAATTCCTCGGATGACCACCTAACTATCTCTTTGTGGTCATCTAAATACTTCATAAGTTTAAATTCCCACAAACTTCTATAAATAATATTAGAAGGATCACCACGATACTTGTTGGGGTTCTTGGGAATGAATTTACCGCTATATGCCATATATAGTATTTAGGAGAAAAGATGAGTTTCGGACCTGTAGGAAAATATAGTTTTAAAAATAAGGGAGGCAACTCTCCCAATAAGATTATTGATGACAGATTGAAAGTAGGTGGTTCATTATTTTTTCCTAACGATATAGGTGTACACCAGTTCATGATGATTTTTAATGAGTATGATTTCAAAGGCGAAGCACAAAGAATTAAAGAATCAATAGTATTACCTATCCCAAGTTCATTAATAGACAAATATGGAATGGAATACAATCAACAAGATTTAAAAGCCAAAGGTGCAATGGCAGCAAGTGGTGCTGCAAAAATAATTAAAAACTTTAATTTAGTTGGTACAACAGGTGCAGCAGCCAATGAAGCAGAAACAAAAGAAGCCATGGAAAGTGATGCAGCTAAAGCTGAAACTTTAATGGGTGCTGCTGCTCTAGCGAGGGATGAATTAATTCCAAAAGATTTAGAGAATCCATTAGCTTTAGCAACTGGTACTATATCTAATCCTCATGTTGCATTACTATTCAAAAAAAAAAAAAAAAAAACATTTGATTTTGCATGGAAGTTATATCCACAAGATGAAGATGAATCTAATAACCTTCAAGAAATTATAAGGGTTATAAAAATGAGATCACACCCAACATTTTTACAAGCAGGTGGATCAAATACTAATTTTATTATGAAGTATCCTCATGAAGTAGATTTATACTATTTGGGACAAGGTGATAGTATGCATAGATTTAAAAGAGCAGCTATTACAGGTTTAGAAATAAACTATGCTGCAGAAGATGCTCCAGCATTCTTTCAAGGATCTGGTCGACCAGCGTTTATAGAATTAAAATTAACTTTCCAAGAAACACAAATATGGACTGGCGAAGACTTCGAGTCAGAACCGCAAGCTGGTGGAAGTAGTGAGATTGGAGGTTAACAATGGCTAGAATTACAAAAGGATATTTCTCAGACTTTCCACAAATAGAATATCAAGGAAAGATAGCCCGCGATCTAATAGCACGACCTAAAATAAAAGAAACTCTTTTAAATAATCCAAATGTAATATACGACTACACAGTGAGTAATGATTTAAGACCAGATCAAGTTGCTCATTTGTATTATGGTGATTCAGAATTGTTGTGGTTAATATTTTTAGCTAACAATATGACTGATCCATATTATAGTTGGCCTCTTACACAAAGTCAATTTAAAGATCATTTAGTAGCCAAGTATGGAAGCGTTGCTACAGCACAGTCTACAGTAAAACATTACAAACATAACACCAAAGGAACAATAATAACAAAAGATACTTATGACCTTAATAATACATTTAATAATATTATAGCAGGTCAATATACAGCAGTAAGTGCATATACATTTGAAGATGAGTTAAATGAATCTAAAAGGAATATAAAAATAATTGATAGAAGATTAGCTAATGATGCTAAGAATCTCCTTAGAGAAATAATGATAGGATAATATTATGTCAAGACGTGGGCCAAGTTTTAATCCTAACCCTCCGACACCAGTAGGAACAGAAACAGACAGAATAGATCCCAACCCTGCCAATGAAGAAGAGGCTGGAAAGGTCTATGAGCCATCAAATGTTACAATTGATAAATTCCAAATAGATCATCCGGATGGAACATTAGATATATCAAATAGCTTTAATCACATAATGATAACTGAAGATATATTTTCTAATAGTATAACTTGCAGAATAGAAATAATAGATACAAATGAAAAACTTGCTGAACTTGAATTTGATGGAACAGAAATAGTAACAATAGCCTTTCACTCAGAAAAAAATAGAGAAATAAATCATAAGTTTAACATTTATAGAATAGAAACTGATGTAGATAAAAACTCAGGTACATCTAAGCACTTTCAACTGTTTGGTATATCTGAAGAATTTATGACTCAATCAACTATGGATATTAATAGAACTATGACTGGTAACATTAGTAACCTAGTAAGTATAGTATTTAATGAAATGAAGAGAGAGACTGGTACTAAAAGATTACTAAAAGATAGACATTTTACTAATGGTAATGTAATATTGAATATACCTGGTATGACTCCATATGAAACTATTGAAATGTTACAAGACAGAGCATACAGTACAAAATTTTCATCTTCAATATTTTTATTTTATGAAGATTTTAGAGGATACAATTTTTGTAACGTAGAACAACTAATAGCAGAAGGTAGAAGAAACCCAATAAAATATACTTACAATCCAGGTGCACAACTTGATGATCAAAAAAACGTAGCAGGTCAAATGACTATTACTGATATAGCTTTTCCTCAAGGAAAGAATGTACTTGATAAAATAAAGTCAGGTGCTTATGCTTCACAAGTAGCTGAGATTGATATACTAAATCAAAAAGTAGATAGAACATTATTAACTGTAAAAGAAAACTTTAAAGACTTTTATCATTTAGATGAACCAGCTATATCATATGATAAAAAAGCAGTAATAGATAAACACTTAAACTTTATTAACAGTACAACATGGATAAACAAATATAATGATGGTATAAGACACAAAGAAGATAACTTTGGTCCATTAATTACTAGAAGAAAATTTTATTCTGATTCTTTAGATCAATTGATTATGAATTGTGTTGTTCCAGGTAATACAGATTTATCAGCAGGTACAATCTTAGATTTATCTATGATAGAAATGTCTGCTGAAAAAGACAATCCAGATCAAGAGAAAAAGATTAGTGGTAAATACTTAATAACACAAGTAAACCATTCTATAGGTGGTGGAAAATATATGTGTTCAATGAGTTGTAGTAAAGATAGTTACAAAGCTAACGTAACTAAAGTTGATGATTATATAGTAGGTAAAAGATAATGCAAAGTGGATCCGAAAGTTTTACTATGCAACGAACCTTTATAGGTGTCGTTGAAGATAGAAATGATCCATCTTCACTAGGTCGTGTTCGTGTTCGTTGTGTGGGATTTCACACAGATGATCTAAATGACATACCCACAGCAGACCTACCTTGGGCTCATGTCATGCACCCAGTTACAGATCCATCCATGCACCGGTTAGGACACAC